AAAAGGTGATAAAGGAGAACCAGGACCAAAAGGTGATAAAGGAGAACCAGGACCAGCAGGTGGTGGAACAGGCGGAAACTATGATATTAAGGAAATTATTTTACGTCTAATTTCTAAATGCTTAGATGAGTATAATTGGGACTATGACACAATCTCTGCGACATATAAAATTAAAGTCATTCATGCGTACACATATCTCACAGGAGAATATGAAAGCGGTTTTCCTTTAGGAAAGACTATTTCCGAAGAAGAAGAAGAAGGAGTTTATGGAAAAGAACACAATGAAAACGGTATTGCCGTCGGCTTTCAACGTTTTCGAATAACGCCGCATTTTTCGAAAAAAACACAACCTAACGCAACAGAATTTAAGATTATTATTCAATTATTCGACGCTGATTGTATGTTTATAAAAAATGTTGACGGATTAAAAACCATATTAGACGGAGAATATCACCCTACAACAGGCGAACCATTAAAAGGAATTTCAATTAATGTACCATATGACGGTATCACTGACGAGGTTATATATGATTTGTTTTCTGTAAAAAATTTTATTTTTAAGTAGAAAGGAGTATATAATGAGTAATAAAACCTACGATATTATGAAGTATACAGTTTTGACTTTATTGCCGGCAGTGTTGACCTTATGGTTGACACTCGGTGATATATGGGATTTTCCCAATGTTCAGACGATAGCTTTGACTATTTCAGCTATTAACTTATTTTTAGGTAGTTTGGTAGGTGTTTCTTCAGCAACACACAATAGAAAGGATGTTTAATATGTTATATGGAATTGATATTTCACACCACAACAAAGGAATTGATTTAAGTAAAGTACCGTATGATTTTGTAATTACAAAAGGAACTGACGGAGCGAGATTTTGCACTCGTACGGCTGACGAACATATTGAAGCAGCACGAAAACGAGGAAAATTATACGGGGTTTATCACTTCGCAAATGCTGAATCTCCTAAAAACGGAACAATGCGACAACAAGCGGAATATTTCGTGAAATGTTGTGGTTTACATTCTGGAGTAGCTCCTTATTCAGGCGAGGGTATCCTCGTTTTGGATTGGGAAGATAGCTATTACGGCGGACAAGTTATAAAAATGGGACCGAAAAAAGCGAAAGAATGGCTTGATTATGTATATAAAGCTACAGGTTCGAAACCGTTTATATATATGTCAAAATATGTAACAAATGCTTTTGACTGGTCAGAAGTGGCAAAAGATTATCCTTTGTGGGGTGCTCAATATAAGAACTATAAACCGGTAGGTTATCTTGATATGAAAAATATATATGAAACTAAGCAACCTTGGGGAGCATGGGGTAAGCCTACTATTCGCCAGTATACGGAAACTGGAAGATTGGCAGGACATAATGGAAATCTTGACTTAAACGTTTCAACAATGACACATAACGATTGGCTTAATTGGGCAAAAGGTGTTTATAAACAAGTTAAAAGTGACTATGATATAGCACAAGAAGTCATCAATGGAAAGTGGGGAAACGGTCCTGAGCGTATGGCGAAATTAACACGAGCAGGATATTCAGTAAATAAAATTCAAAATTTAGTGAATAAACTATTGACAAATAAGGTAAAATATTATACAATAAAGAAAGGAGATACCTTATCCTCTATTTCAAAACAATTTGGCATAAGTCAAGGTCAAATAAAAAGGTGGAACAGCTTGAAATCTGATGCATTGTTTGAAGGGGATAAAATCCGAGTGTCTCCATAAGGGGATGATTTTATAGAATATTTAATTGCACCAGCTTTATTGTTAATATTGGGGTTCATGCTCGATTTGTTGAAACAGTCGAGAAACGCGAACGATACTATTAAGAAAGCTCTTTTGACGTTATTCGAGCATGAACTCATGCAATTATCGGAAGAATTAGAAAGAAAGGAGAAAATATCAAAACAAGAACTAAAACGATTTTTAGTATTACATGAAGTATATAAGCTTTTAGGTGGAAATGGTTATTTTGATGAAATTAAAAAAAATATTATTATGAAAGGATGATAAAATGAAATTTGAACAAGTTTATAATGTGGTAAACGAAACGGCGAAGGAACTAATCGGCGAATCTGTAATCGTTAATAAAGATTTAAGTAATATCGTAGATGTAGGTAAGGAGATGTTTGAGAAGTCAGACGTTGACGTTATTACTGAAAAGTTAGTTGATAAAGTAGGGAAGGTTGTATTTGTTAGTAGAGCGTGGGCTTTTAACTTACAAAATATCCATCGTGAAACATGGGAATATGGGGCGGTTATGCAAAAGGTGCATATGTTGCCGGTTAATGCAGTTAAGAGTGACACTTGGGCATTAAAAGACGGACAATCCTACGACCCGAATATTTTTTATGCACCAAAAGCAGTTCAAAAACTTTTCAAAGGTAAGACAACTTTTGATGTTAGAGTTTCTTTTCCGTATTTGCAAGTTAAGAGTGCCTTTAATTCAGCGAATGAAATGAATGCATTTTTAGCGATGATCGAGCAAAACGCAAATAATGAGATGAATTTACGAATTTTTGGGTTAACACAAAGCACCGTAAACTCATTCTTAGCTCGAACACTCCATAACGAAATTCCAACAAAAGATTATGCGACAAAAAGCGGACAAAAAGCGGTGAATTTGTTAAAATTATATAATGATACATTCAACCCAAGCCCTGCTTTGACAGTTGATAAGTGTTTAACAACTCCAGAATTTATCCGTTTCGCAGTTGGACAAATGAAACTTTATATTGACAAATTAGCATCAGTTTCGACTTTGTTTAATATCGGGGGTACTCGAAAACAAACAGGGGGAGATAGACTTAATGCTATTCTTCATTCGGAATTTAAGACTATGGCAGATGTTTATTTACAATCTGACGTTTTCCATAATCAATATACGGCTCTTCCTGCCGCCGACACGTTGGCATTTTGGCAAGGAGAAGGGAAGACTTTCTCATTCATTGATACATCATCAATTGATGTTTCTTTCAAAGATGACAAAGACAAAAAGCAAACTGTCAACGCTTCTGGTATTTTGGGTTGTCTGTTTGACCGTGAAGCGTTGGGAATTTGCAACTTAGACCGTAGGACTCATTCAAACTTTAACCCTGCCGGGGAGTTCTACAACAACTTCTATAAAGTAGATGTTGGATTTTATAACGATTTGAATGAGAACTTTGTAATGTTCTTTGTGGCATAGGTAATATATTATGGGAATTTTTAACAAAAAAGGGAGTAAATTTTACTCCCTTAAAAATATTCTAAAAAAACAGGCACAATATTATTTGATATTTGGCGAAAGATCTTCCGGTAAAACTTTCGCAACTCTTGAATTGATACTACTTAATTATTGGAAAAAAGGAGAACAAGGGGCGTATATTAGACGCTGGGGAGATGATATAAAAGGCATCAGAGGAGAGAATATTTGGAGTGGTTTAATAGATGCTGATAAAATAAGAGAAATCACAAACGGAGAATATGAAAGTGTGCTATATAAAGGAAGAGCGTTTTATTTAGCAAGATTTAACGAAAAATTGCAGAAAATGGTACCAAGCGAGGAACCTTTTTGTTATATATTCGCTATTTCTGAAGATGAGCGTATAAAAGGGGCAAATTATCCTCGTATTACAACAATCATATTTGACGAATTTATGACTCGGTCATATTATCTTCCGAATGAATTTAAGCGTCTTTTGTCTATTGTTTCAACCATTGCAAGACAAAGGGACAATATTAAAATTTTTCTATTAGGGAATACGGTAAACGAATATTGCCCTTATTTTGAAGAGTTTGGTATTAATCATATTGTAAAAACGATGCAACCGGGAGATATTCGAGAAATAGCATATGAAGATAGAGAGGCAAAAGTTGTTCTCGAATGGACCGAACCAAACATTGACGGTAAAGCATCCGATATATATTTTGAGGGGTTCGATAAGTCGGGAATGATAACAACTGGAAAATGGGAAACCTTACAATATCCAGCGACGCCATACAGTATTAAAGACGAGATGATAACGTTTAAGTTTTATATAAACTTTAACGATGAAATATTACAAGGTGACGTAGTGGAAAATGAAGATGATTATTTTATTCATATTCACAAAAAAACAACCGATATTAAGGATGGCTACCCTATATATCAGTTAGACTTTGATCCTTCACCTCAATATTATACTTCTTTAACAAGAGGGCGTGACAAATGCAGTGGTGAAATTGCTTATCTCATAAATTCAAATAAAATATTCGTACAGAATAACCGAATCGGTGAAATGGTACGAAATTATATAATGATGAGTGAAAATCGAAGTATATTAAATTATAAATAAAGACGGCATTATTGCCGTCTTTTCTTTTATAAATATACTCCTCTTTGCAGTAGTCCTAATATTTCGTCATTATATCTATTTGATGCTTCAACCGAACCTGGATAAATTAGTAAAAACTTAACTAAACCGTTACCTGCATCTTTAACCTTACACTCCTTATTCATAGGCATCGTATGCTTTATAGCATCGTTTCCAGATACCATAGGTCTTTCAATAATAGCGTGAGCGGTTAATTTTCCCATATGTCCAGTGTCTTGATTGAAACCGCCCGACAAAAATGAGTCTTGCTGAAAGTTAGAAGCAATACCGACTGCTCCTGTCGCAATCAATGCTGGGTTAGAAGTTGCAACACCTGCCGCCATTGAACCAACCGAAGAAATACCACTTACAAGTTGCGATTGTAAGTCTTTCATATCACTACCACTTAGTGGTACCTCAACCCCCATACTGCATCTGTCTATAATAATAGGCTCGTTTTCTAAAATAGAAGATAATACTAATATTACAGTTTCGCCTGATATTACATTTATCCTATATTTAATTGTAATTTTTCCACCCATTACATCGTTCGTATTTACCTCTCTATATCCTAAAAAAGGAATAAATAATCTAATCTTTGTATATGGGGCGTAGTCTAAATAACTATCATATCGTTTTTTTATTTCAATTGGCTTTAGCACTTTCTCAGCAAAATCTGATGATACTGGTTTTGTTGTAACACTATCGAATGAATTTTTACCAACCGCTATTTTACAATTATATTTTGCTCTCGGTATAATACTATTTATACCATAGAACCATTTAAGACCAATTATTGCTTCTTTTTGGTCGTTCAGAAATAACCCCTTAAATAATTCTAAAAAAGAAGTATCCCATAAATCACTCGAAAAATTATGCATTTGTGCCTTAGTTAATGGATAAGCCCCTATCATAGAACTTCCAATTCTTGGTGAATATAAACTCATACTCCACTCCTTCTCTTCTTCCTCAAAAAAATCTTTCAAATCATTCAAATCAATATTTGCATCAAAACCTTTTAATAAATCAAAATATTTTGCGTTTTCTCTTAATTCGTAATGATGCGGTACTTGGTACCAATCCGTATCTCCTATAGTTTCAGGTGGTACATATTCAGAGTCCCATATAGTGGCTGTTCTCACAGTAAACAATAAAAGGCAACCGTTACGGTCAACCATAGGACAAACAAAATACGGGAACATTATACTATAATTATGTGACTTTTGGGTTTCTCTGTCTGGTAAAATAAAATCAATCGCATCATGAGCTTTACAATCTTCAAGCGTTGTTTTAAGTTGTGCTTTCATTCTGTAGCGTCTGAATAAAATTTCACTAAAACCGGGGGATCCTGATGGAGTGTTTCTTTCTTCTTTTATTTCACCTTTAGTAATAAAATATTTACCTTGGACATTTTGAAATTTATTATTTTCTGATTTTTCTTCTACATAGTTTTTATTATTTAGAAAATTCGACGTAAACTGTGTATTACCTAAACAGACCGAATTTTGGATAAAATGACCTTGAAACATAGAATGAATAGCATTATTTAATTCTGCGTTTCTATTTAGAAACTCTTTCAGCTTATAGCGGTCAACCCATTCATTATCTGCCACTATATTGTTTATTTCATCCTTCGGTGCAAATTCGCCGTCATAAAATAATACGAGTATACCGTCTAATTTTTTAGGAATTAGCACACTCATGCTTGTATATATCCTTTTTGCGAAGTTAATAATATATAAATTCCGTCCTGTTCGTTTTCAGAAAAACCGTCACTTTTTACCATTTCAATTTCAGGTTTGATTTTAATTAAAGCTTTACCGTCAGGCACAAGTTGAGAACCCCCGCTACCCTCAACTTGTATGCCTGTCAAATTTAATACGTAATCCTTATATGTCATAAGAGGGTCTAATCTTCCGATAATCTCGACGATTCCGTTTCTTATAAATTTTTTCTCAACCAAGAAATAGTACCGCCCTTGAATATTGAAATAATTAAAATCAACGGGCGGAACAATCATTTGTATCGTTGGCTGATGGTCTGCAAATTCACCCACTAATGACACATCCTGTATTGTTTTCAACAATTTCAAATCTTTACTTATCTTATTATATGGACTTTTATTAAGATATAGCTTTATTTCCAATTTATATCTCTCCTTTCAAATTTAACAATAAAAGCTGGTATTCTTCCTTTTCCTTAAAATCGAATCCTACATTTTCGATAAATGTGCCTGTTGATGTCATCAAATCGCACTCTATACCTAAATAATCTTTGACATGGACATATTCTATATGTTCCAAATCTCGGTAAACGTGTCCTTTTTTTCCTGAACGTTCGGGGTTTACAACTGCGTTCATTGAGAATTTATCAAATGCCGAATTAACAACCGCTGACTTAGGAAGACCTGCAACCGTCATTTCAATTTTTCCGTCTGTTTCTGATAGAAATAAGCGGTAATCATCCTTAGAATTAAAACTTACATCCCCTATAAATATATTGGTTGAGTGCGTTAAATAATCTTTGATATGAACATAACCTATACGTTCAAAAACTTTTGAATATTTAGGTTCTACGTCTGCGTTCATTGTGAATTTATCAAATGCGAAATTAAAAACCGCCGACTTAGGGAGACCTGCGACCGTCATTTCAATTTTTCCGTCTGTTTCTGAAAGATAACGCTTTGGACCTAATACCTTAAATTTATCGTGTGGTTCTTCAAGGTCTAATTTACCTAATAGACACGGTTCACCTGATGGTTTTTTAGGCATAAATAAATCAAAATCTATATTCCTATCGCTTGCTGACTCCTTAGTTATATTATAATACTTTTCGTTTAATCTGTCAATAGTTTCTATAGTTTTTTCGTTAATAAAAAATTTCACGCAATCCGTATCAGTATATACCCAATCAATACCCAGAGCTAAAATATAATCAAAAATCATTCTTCGAGCGTATGCAGTGATGAAAACGCCCCAAGGATAAAATAAGAATCTATATTTCTTATCGTTTTCTTTTTTAAGTTTTTCCATCATTTCATTTATAAATAGCGACTCTTTTATTACTTCTTGCTTTTCATTATCATATACGAAGTCGTCTTTTATTGGGTCGGTCGCCATCATGCCATATATTGAGTTTATAGTTTCCTTTGACCTGTTATAATCAAGTATTTTTGACTCTATCCCTTTTAGTGTTGTTTTCTTAGCGTAAAGGTTGAGCGTTTCCATAACAATATGAAGTGGTAAATAGTCAAGCTTGAAATAATAATATTCCCTCACATCTAAAACTTCATAATCATATACTTTTTCGATTATTTCCCAATCGACATTGGTGATTGGAACTGTAACACTTCCGCTCCTAACTTTTCCCTTATCTATACATTCAAAATATGAATCGTCAAGACACTTTGCCGTTGATATATAAGGGGCAAATACTCCTTCTTTTAATGTAATATTTAAGGTAACATCAGCAATCCATCCTCTCGTATTATCTAATGTATCTATTCCGAAAGTTAAAAAATCATCAACTGATAAGCTTAATTTTTTCATATTCGACATAGGAAACTTCATTGTGACCATTTGATAAGGATAAGATGAATTTATGTCAGCATGTCCTATATTTTCGAGCGTTTCATCCACAAATAGACTATTAGCCTGCGTATACCCCCCTCTAAACGCTCTCCTCATAATCATATACTGCTCTAATGACAGGCGGAGTTTCGAAACTTGTGTCATATACTCCTTATCATTACATAATTCCTTTTTGAAATGGTTTCTTGTCGCTCCTGTTGCAGTTCTCGGTATATTTCTTATTCCACCATATAGCTTTATCAAATCTTGCACTAAAACGTAAAGACTCAATACATCGTTCTTAATATATCCTAATTCCTTATCCGTAAGCGGTGTAATCGGTGTTCTTAATAGGTTATAATCTAAATCATCCTTAAGCTTCTTAACAGGTAAATTTTTTGTTGCCTCTGCGAGTGATTTACGGGTGATTTTATAGGTACATCTAAACTCTATATTTTCAACCTCGAAAGATATAATATTACGCTTGGCGTTTTGTGTTAAAATATTTGTAATATTTGGAAAAAAGGTATGAATTGCTTGAAATTCGTACGATAAATTGTGTATCCAAATTATAAGGTGATGCTCATTAAAATATTCCTTAATACATTCAAAAATAATTTTAGCCTCTGCGTCGGACCTTACCATACAAACGAACCCGTTAATACAAAAAGCGTGAGAATACGTAATTGTATATTTTTTGTCATTTTGGATAAAAGAGGACGCTTCTATATCATAAGTAATAATTGTTTTATATATTTGTTTCTTTTTGTTTACTTTAACCGTTTCCTTTGTTTGTTGCTCAATAATGTCTTTTATTTGTGTTATTTCGGTAATAATCCCTAACCCTACCACGATCATCGCCCCTTATTCTAATATCTACATCAATACCAAATTCTCGGAATCCTTCCTCTCGTTCTATTCTGTCGTTTATTCTGTCTAAATATATTTCTTCGGCTTTTTCTTTAATTTTTAGGTGCCCTCTGTATATTTCATTTCCGCCTGAGTCTACATAATCAACAATTCTATTTCCGAAAGAATCATATTCATATTCAAATTCCCAATCAACATCATTATTTATTGCTGAATGTTGACCAATAGTATTCATAAGTCCATAGGTATTATATCCTCTTTCATATAATGCTGTCGTTAAGCGATGGTATGCGTTCCAAAATGCCGCCTTGTCACTATTTGACATATTAGAGTAACGTTCACCGAGCATATTTACGCCTTTTTTTACAGTATCTCTTGCTCCGGCAGTATATGATGTTTTATTAGTTCCGACATTATTAAGATTATCAAAAAACTTAAAAAGCTCCTTATTATTCATTCGACCTCGATAAGTATAATTTGGTAAAATCTTAAAGCGGAATATCTCAACTGATCTTTGGTCATACTTAGAGGTGTTATTTGCTATACTCTCTATTCTTCGCTTTGTTTTACGGTATAATTTCTCGATTAGTTTTTCCTTAGCTTGTCTATCAGAAGATGAAAAAAGAACACGATTTCGTTCCCTAATCTTGTTCAATTCTGTGCTCGTTTTCAATTATATCTCCCTCCTTTTGTTTATATTGTATCAAGTTTGTTGTGAAATGTCAA